AAAGTAAACGGCATAGCCGTGTAGAAAGGGGGATTATACGGAAGCAGTTGGCGGTAAATTTTTAGTAACAATGTAAAGGATATAAAATAAACGGAACGGCGGTGTAGAATGGACAGTATTGTAATAGGCGGTGTGGTAGTAAACGGAACTCTCTTTATGTTGGTGACGTTTTTTGTCCAAAGGTGGATGAACAGAACGGAGAAAGACAGGGAAGATGATAGGGAAGAAGTAAGGCGCATAGCCAACGAAGTAGCGGAGAGGGCAGAAAATACCGCTAGAACTGTTGCGGAAAAAGCCGCCTGCACTTCTGTGGAAATTAAAGAACGTATAGAATCGAACAGATTGTTTTACGCACAGTCTTACACGGATATTAAATGTTCCATTGATAAGTTAGCCGAGCATGTGGGGAAACAAAACGGCAGGCTCGGACGTTTGGAAACGGATTTAGCCAAACAGGTTGAATCGTGTAAAATAAGAAACGCAAGCGGAAAGCATAAATAATGAATGCGACTATCGTAAGATTTAAAGAAACAGACGAAGGGGTGATAGGATTTCTTTATTTTGACGATATTGATTTTTACTGCTTTACGTTACAGCCCGACTCAAACGATGCCGAAAGATTTTATATACCAGACGGCAATTATATCGCAAGAAGATTTAAAGGCAACAAGTGGAAGGACACATTCGAAATAGTCAGGGAAGGGTCTAATGGTGTAGACGGGCATAAATATTTATTGTTTCATTCTGGCAATATTGAAAAACATTCAGAAGGGTGTATACTGCTAGGTGAAACAATCGGCAAGTTGGAAGGAGTGAGGGCAGTCTTAAATTCGGGGGCTACCTTTCAAAAGTTCCTATTCTATACGAAAGACGTTAAAAGTTTCGATTTAACATTAAAGACGGCGGGGTAATAATATGGGATTAAGTTTTGCGACAATAGATTTGGGACAGATATTTGCGGGGTTAGGTTCAACGGTCAAAGACATCAGGACTGCTATTACAGGCATTAATCCCGATAAAGCTGCGGAGATAAACCTGAAACTGATTGAACTGGAAAGCAAGATTGTTGAAGCGCAGGCGCAATCGGAAAAAGCCGTGGCAGATGACAGGGCAAGCGCAAGACTGCTTGGTGCTGAATATGTCAAGGTAGGTAAAGCAAACTGGAACCAGAATATACTTGGTGCTCTAGCCGTGTTGCTTTTATGCGGTATTGTATGGGCGATATTCGGCGTAGGTGTTACGGATAACACGAGGGATATTGTAAATATTCTTTTGGGCGGTGTCATTAAAATCGTCTATGACATTTATGCGTATTATTTCGGCGGTTCATTAGGAAGCGAACAGAAGAACATAATGCTACAAAGTGTTCTTTCAAAAATAAAGAAGGAGGAATAAAAGATGAGTTTTTTAAGCGGATTAATTGTTGGTTTGATAATCGGTGCTATCGGTGGTCTTATTGTTGCTTATTTTGTTTACCGCAACAACAAAGCCAAGATACTTGCTTTGATTGAAAAAGCCAAAAAACTTGGCGTTGTTATTAGTGAATAATTAGAAAGGATNNCTAGGTCAGTGAGTAACGAAAACGTAGAAAATTGGCAGGGATTCTTCAGCTATAAGCCGACACAGGTTTTACAATGGTTACTCAATTCTCCTTGTAAGATTACGTGCCTCTTCAGCGGGAACCAGTATGGGAAGAATGAAACCGCCACTATGGATTATATTTTTTCTATATTAGGCTGGCACCCTAACAAGAAAAAGAACCTGTTGCCTACTGATAAGATTAGAACATTCAGGTTTGCGTCACAGACGTTGCCCGGCGAGAAAGAAGAGGACGAAGTAAGGAACACTCAGTATCCGGCGTTCAAACGCAGATTACCGCCGAGTATGGTGGTTGGTGATATTACGGCACGGAAACCTGTTATGTCAGTCAGAACACCTGAAGGTGCTAACTGCAATATTGAATACGTTTCGTTCAATCAGGATGTTCAGTCAACTGCTGGAGTTCAGCGCAAAAGAATCTGGATAGATGAAGAATGTAGTAGGGATTTTTACGAAGAACAGATACCACGACTGCTTGCGGCTGACGGCGATATACTGTTTACCTTTACTCCTGTGCCCGGTTCCATTGGTTGGGAATTTGATGAACTTTATGAGAGGGCTAGGATAATCTACAGAACACAGGCAGTCAGGGACAGGATACTCGCCAGAACGGGCGAAATTCTGCCAGAATGCCAGATTACAGACAGCAAAGACGATATATGCGTCATTATGGCGGCGACTGACGATAACCCCATATACGAGGATTTAGCGAAGGAAAGGTCTAAGTTGACAGGGGTGCCTGTTACCGCCAAAGAATATATCGACTCCATGTTCAATATGTATGACGATGAAGATGTTATTGACGCACGGCGGTATGGATTGTTCAGACAATTATCGGGCAAGATTTATAAATCATTTACCCCTGCCGTCCATATAGTTGATATGTCTAAATATTTGCCTACTGGAATACCTATGAACTGGAAGCATTTCAGGGGTATAGATTATCACAATTCCAATCCGTGGGCGTGCTTATGGTTGTCTGTTTCACCGCAGGACGAAATCTTTGTTTGGTGCGAATATTCGGCAAGTCCAAGTAAAATGATTACCTACGACATCTGTTTGAATATAGCACAGCGTAGCGGTCAGTATAGATATACATTGGATTTAATTGACCCATTAGCCAATTCAAAACAGGTGAATACCAACTTTACGACTGTTGAAGATATGAACAGGTTCTTCTATGAATTTAAAAAAGAAGGTATCTGCACAGGCGGTTACTGGCAGGGTTGGGATACCAAAGGCGGTAGAGGCAGAGAAGAGTTTACCAAGCGGCTTTTGAACTCTATTAAAGTAGGAAAACCTTTTAATAACAAGGTGATAACAGGTGAAGGCTCTGACCAGAGGACGGCGGTTTTGCCGACTATCTGGATAGCGAACAACTGCTCTCATCTTATAGAGAGTATGAAAAACTGGCGGTTGGAAGAATGGGGTTCAAGAGAGATGTTGAGTCGTAATGACCCAAAGGAAGTTGCACAAAAGAAATGGTCGCACTTCCCAGTTACAGTTGAATCGATGCTTAAAAATCCATCCATATCCAATGCAAGGTGGGGCGACATACCGCATAGTTCGCCACAACCAAAAAGATATTTTCAAGGGAGGGCGTAATGCCTCGAAAAATACCACATCGATGGTGGAAGACGATTAAATACAATAAAAAGAAAGGAAACACCTACTCAACTGCATCTTGCAAGTGTAGGTTAATATTAGACTATTATGCCTCTCCATGACTATTATTGCAAGGATTGTGAAAAGTGTTACGAAGTTTTGGTTCCGTTGAGTAAAACGAAATCAAAAATAAAATGTCCAAAATGTAAAAAAGAGTTGAAAAAAATAATTTCTCCTGTATACTTTTCCGTGAAGGGCTGATAAGGTAGATTATATGGCAAAAAAAGTTGTTAAAGAATCATACTTCGGTAGAGCTATTGAGCAGGAAATAACCAAGCGTGTCCGTAATGAATTTGAAACCGCAAAACGTAATCAGAGTGATGACTTTGAAGATTTTGAACGTATAATCGACCAGCTTGAGTGCAAACGAACAGAGAAAGAATATGAGTGGCGGTCTGATGTTTTTATCCCAGAATATCCATCTATTCATTTAACCGAAGCCTCGCAATGGGCTAATCAGTATTTCCCGACAAGAGATTTTGTTGATGTTTATTTAGACGGTGAAAGTGATTTGAGTAAGAAGAAGGCAAATGCCGCCAAACAGTTCATCAATGCAATGCTCAATATCAAAGACACATATCATTACCAGAAGTATATGAAAGCCCGAAGCATTAACTCTACCTTCGGCTGTGTATATGCGGTGTGCAGTTGGAAACAGGAAATACAGAAAAAATACAAACAGGTTCCTGTTGAAGAACAAATCGGCACGAACATAGACGGTCAACCTATTTTCGGAACTGTGATACATAATGTGCCTAATGACGTTGTGGTGACGGACAGGTTTCATTATGAAGTCCCTGACCCACGCAATGTATTCACAAGCAATGATTATGTCTATTCCATACAGGAAAAAGAATGGGTGCAGATTAGGTCGGAAATGTCCTACGAACAACTGAAGGAAAAGGAAAAAGAAAACGGCTATATTAATCTAGACATTCTGAAAGAACTGCCGACTGAACGAGATACGGAAACTTCAAAGTTNNACCAAGGCTGACGCTGAAGGTTATCCGTTGGCGATTAAACCCGGCTTGAACGAAAAAGGCGAAGTAGCAGAAAATGCCGTGTTGGTGGAATCCATTATCACTATGGCTTATTCAGGCTCACATAATGTCCTGATAAGATTTCAGCCGACACCTTTCAGGACTTCCAAAAACGTGCCGTTCCGACCTATTATCCGTGGATTGAATTATGTCCATCCGACAAAAGACGTTGGCATGAGTGACGGTAAATACGCCAAGGAATTACAGGTTGCGTTGAATGACACGATTAATCTATCCAACGACAGGGTAATGTTGGCTACAATGCCGACCTTAAAAGTCCGCCGATATGCAATGGAAGATAACGACAGTATCTACTTTGAACCTGAACACATGATGATGGTGGAAAACCCTGACGACATTACAGAGTTTCAAATCAGGGACAATATGCAGGGAGCACTAGCTCAGGCGCAGATGTTCATCAACAAGATGCAACAGGTGGAATCTGTTTATCCTACGACAATGGGTGATTTGCCCGGCAGGGCTTCAACAACGGCAACGGCTATTCAGGGTGCTACAACTAACAATAACCTCAGAGCCAATTATAAATCATTAACCTTCGAGCACACTTTTTTAAATGAATTTTATTGGATGATGCTCCAGATGGGTTATCAGTTTATGCACCCGAATACCGCCTTACAAATTATGGGAAAGGACGCACAGTTCTTTGACCCTGACGGCAGTTATCATTATCAGCCGGTAAGTTCCAATATCGAAGTCGAGTACAACAAAAATCAGAAGGTCAAAAATTTAGACCAGATGATTGGAAGGTTGAGCGGGCTGGCAAAGTCATTCCCCGGCTTGATTTTTCCGATACTCAAGATGATGGAAATGCAGTTTGAACTGTTAGGACAGGAAGTACAAACCATAAAGCCATTCCTGCAAAAGGTTATCGCAATGGGTATGAAACAGGAAAGCGGTGAGGGCGAAGGCGTTCAGCAGATTTCCGACCAAGGTGAAGCCCCGACCAGTAATCAGAACGGAATGCCTATGCAGGAAACTGAAATGTTTGCACGGCAGAATGCAAGCGGAATGATGGAAGGTATATGACACTTACATTACAAGAAGTAGAGAAATATTTACAGAAGTACCGCAAGCGTGGTGAACGGACTGTATCCCTTTTGGGAAAATATAAAGAGTTCATTGATGCGGTGAACACGGATTTTGGAAAACAGTTTCTTTATGATATAATCACGGAACACGAATTGCTTCTGGAAAAAGTTGCCAGCATCGAGGCGACACCCGAAGAGATTAGTGAATATAAGGCGACAAGAAAGATACTCTTAAAATATAGTGCGAAGATTTCTGCGTACTACGAGGGTATGGAATTAATTAAACAGTCAATAATGAAAGGAGAAACAAAATGAGTGACGAACAGACCATAGAGAATCAATCCCCCCCTGTGGGCAATGATGATGTATCTACGTCTGAAGCTCAAGTAGACGAGGTTCAACAGCCAACTGATACCCCTCAACAGCCAGAAATAGACCCCTTGGAAGAACATAAAGAACGTTCCAAGCTAGGTCGAAAGATGGCTACCGTTGAGCAGGAATTAAGTAGCATGAGGCAGACGATTCAGCAACTTAGCAGTATGTTGCAATCGAGGCAGACTAATGCTTTAAACACGGCGGCAGATGATGCACCCCCTGTGGAGTATATAACTACACCAGAGGACTTGGAGAAGTACGAAGCGTGGAAAGAAGCAAAAATGGAACGGCAACGTAGTGTATACGCCAACAACTACATACACACTATCAAGACATTGAGTTATATCAATCCTGAACTCCATGATGATATTGTACAGGAATTGTTGACGAATGTTGCTGAATATCCCACATATTCAAGGCATGCCAATCCCGCAGACGATGCCAAGCGGAATTATGTCATAGCGGAAAATAAGTTGCTCAAACAGCGTTTAGCTGGAGACCGACCTATTGTCCCGAATGTTCGTGGCGATAACAGCGCACCTACTGGATTAAGCAATACCAGCAGGAGCAATACACCGCCGAAGCCGACTGTACAGTTAGATGAATATTCTTCTAAATTCCTAAAGAGTTTAGGGGAAACTACAGAATCTGAATGGGTACAGAAGTCATTGTCGAGGAAGGAATGAGAAGCCGAAAGACAGGAACCTCAAGGCGTTTGAAGGGGTCAGAAGAAGATTCTGGCAAATGGTATAAATGCTGGAACTGCGGGTTTCCTTTTGACATTACCAAAGTTTCAACTGGTAGTGGCAACAGTAAAAGCTATGCAGATGTTCCGGCGGATTACCTAGCACCAGTATCGTCCGGCGACCCGAAGGCAGTAAAATTATATTTAGATACTTATGACACGGTAGGTTGTTTGATACTCAACAAATCGGACGGCGACCCAGAAACAGATTACTATACCCCAAGGGTTGTAACTGTGACAGGCGGCTGCCCGATGTGCGGATGTCGCAACCTCCCATAATTATTGAGGATTTATGCAAGACACAGAGTATGCATATATTGCGGGGTTTATAGACTTCGTGATGACCTTGATAAGCATAGGGAGGTTGGATTATTACGCATAAAGGACGTTGTCTGAAATGTTTGCGGAACAAAAAATCTGCCGTAATAAAATA